AAAGCGGCCTACACCAGTTATGCGCGGTATGAGCAGTTAGCCGGTGGCGCACAGCTGATGTTCGGCGACGCTTACGATTTTGTGGCGGAGAAAGCGAGAAACGCCTACAAGACCGTGCAAATGAGCCAGAACGACTATTTGCAGCAGGTGAATGGATTTGCTACCGGCCTGAAAACCGCCCTCGGCGGCAATGCGCAGGCCGCCGCCGAACTTGCCGACAAAGTTATTACCGCCGAAGCTGACGTTGTGGCGGCGACCGGCAATTCTCAGGAAGCTGTACAAAATGCCTTTAACGGCATTATGAAATCCAACTACACGATGCTGGACAATTTGCAGCTGGGTATTGCCCCCACAAAGGAGGGGTTCCAGCAGCTGATTGACAAGGTAAACGAGTGGAACGCAGA